GCGCTTGCACTTAATTAAGGTACCACTTACTAACGGGCGCGGTGAACTATAGGTTCCCGTCGTTGGCCCAGTCTTGTGTATATATACAGTAAGCCAGTCTGTGGGCTGCACCACCTAATGTGGGCCGCGCCATCTACTATGTGAGTGAAAATGTCCCGCCGTGGCAGCAATCACGTGAGGTTGACAGGCATGTATTAACATGCATGCTAACCTCACGTGAGAGGTGCCAGAGCGTTAGGACATCTAGCGTCTCAGTAGGCAATTGGCATAGCCGATCCACGGTTGGTCTGCATGGATACTCCTCCAGTGAGCATTCGCTGAATTGCTCGCTGGCCACCATTAATTATCCCACCCATCACTCCCCCCGTCCTCACACCCTCAAAAATGTACGCACCAAGATCTCCAATAGTGGAGAGCAACTGATTGGTGGTGTACGGCAGGGGAGCCCGAGGGGTGATGGATGCTTGTGAGGTGTTGGTGGACGGAGTCCACTCCCACGCAGTGACCACCTCAATGTACCCGTTAACGGACAAGGTGGTGGCACTAGACGCAGTGGCATCCACGTTGAGTAAACCCATGAAAATGGATCCTACGTTGCGGCTATTGGTGTCCGTGATAGTGGTCCAGTTCTCGTCTACTGCGGTAGGAAGCCACCTCACCTCGTGGCACTCAGATCCAACAGCGACCGTGCGTTGACTGAGCGAGACAATATTCGTGTCTGAGGCGGTGTCGGAGGTCGTGAACGCAAGACCAGGGCTGTAGCCGCTAACATGAGTTCCTTGCCGCGTGGCGTACGGCCCATTGGGGACGTATTTGAGGCAACTCGCAATAGGTCGATAGTGCTTGACAGCTCCAGTGGCCGTTGTGACAAAGTTGCTAAACCCCTTACTGAAGTAGGTGAAAGCGCCCGAGGCCTGACCGGCTCCATAGACGATTCCGGTACTCTGACTGGCATTCCAAGGGGACCACTGGAAGTGCACGTCTGCCGGATAAATGGCTCCAAATGTAAGACCGGTAAGTCCGGTGATGACAATTGGGTACACGTCGACGGTTCGGATAAGATATCCGGAGGCAACTCCAGCATAGGGGGCATTACAAAGGTCGGCGCCACAGGGGTCTCGCAACAGTCGGTCCCACTTCTGCAAAGCGGGATGAGAGAGTGGGCCACCATATGACATACCTGGCTGCCGAGACGAACCATTCCTTCTATTACGCATAGAGGCAACATTTTTTGTGGCTTTACTGTTCTTACTAGAATTAACTTTCTTCTTAGACATATTAGATACCACTGGAGAGTGATGTGATGGCGATTTCGCAGCTTAATTTCCCCTGCGTGGGCATACCAGGTGATCGTTAACGGACGACATCTTGACCGGACCTTTTTGGTTTCTCTCAATCTGAGTCGCTGTAGTCATACAGCTCGTTCTGCTCCTCTATGAAGGCGCGCGCCAGCAATCCGTCCCTACGACGTGTTCTGGCAGACATCCGTTCCACATGGGCCACTGGAGGCTTATCGGGCGCCCACCGCGAGGTGGGAGCTGGACGGCCATCATTGGCTCCTGTAGTAGGATGGGTTGGGGGGGGACGTGCCCCAATCAACGCGCGCTTCGGCAGACGTCCCGCCGCAGGCACCTCTAGCAGATCTCTCCCCGTGAGCCTCACCACCTCAGACTGATCCTCCTCATCCATCTCATCGGCCCAGGTGACTGACACCCAGCGCGACTGAGACTGAAGAGGCACGTCTCGGGTGTTCCACAGC